TGATGTCTCTCTGGAAGCCCCAAATACGGTTCTGTGGGAATGTAAGGTCTACATAACCTGCAGGGTAGTAAGGAACTTCAAGAACAGGAACACCTAAAACACGAGTCTGACGTGCACCACCGAAAGTCTGGTTTGCACCACCAATGAACTCTCCACGAGTACCTTCGGTAGAACCGATGGTTGAGTAGACAGTAGCATTGTTCTTAACGATGTTAGCAAATGTGTCTGTACCAGCATAGAACTTTAGTCCATTAGTGATGGCACGGTATCTGCGTGGCATAGCCAAGATAAGTGCTTGCATTCTTTCAG